TGGGCAGTGGTCCGCAATTCAAGGAAGGCGAGAGCGCCGGACAGTTTGGCACAACGCCGGAAATGGCCAAGGAACAAATGGCCCAGCTACGGGCAAACCCCGCTTTCTGGGATAACGCCCATCCAGAGCATAAAGCCCTGGTGGCAAAAGATAAGAGATTAGCAGAATTGGCCTACGGCACTGATGTCGTAGCGCAAAACGTATCTGTCGGATAACCATTCGGCCCGACACTTGACCGCCGGAAAGACGGCGCGTGGCCCCACACGGGACAACCACTTTCACCCTAAACGCAACCAGTGAAGAAGGAGAATTGACCAGTGTCAGTTCAAATCACTACAGCGTTCGTTGAGCAATATAAAGGGAATGTCGAACACCTTGTTCAACAGAAAGGTTCTCGTCTGCGTGAGTCGGTTGGAGTTGAAACCGTCGTGGGCAAGAATGCTTTCTTTGAGCAAGTGGGAAGCACTGCCGCTCAACAGCGCACGTCACGTCACAGTGACACTCCAAGGATGGACACGCCCCACGCAAGGCGTCGTGTCAGCCTTATCGACTTTGATTGGGCAGATCTCATCGATGATGAAGATCGTGTTCGTATGCTTATCGATCCGCAAAGCCCCTATGCTTCGGCTGCTGCCTGGGCTATGGGCCGTGCGATGGATGAGCAAATTGTTGCTGCTGCTGACGGGACCGCTTTTACGGGCGTTGCCGGTGGCACCTCAACAAGCTACGACAGTTCTAACACTGTTGATGTCCAGGTCGGTATCAGCCCTGCTGCTGATACGGGTTTGAACGTCGGCAAGTTACGCGCTGCCAAGCAAATCCTCGACGCCAATGAGGCAGAAGATGGTGATCGGTATATGATCATCAACGCCAAACAGCTTCAGAACCTTTTAGGTCAAACTGAAGTCACTAGTTCCGATTTTGCCACTGTGAAAAGTTTGGTAAACGGGGAAGTGGATTCCTTCATGGGGTTTACCTTTATCCGAACGGAACTCATTGGTGCAGATAGCAACTCTGACCACAAAGTCTTGTTCTGGCAGAAAGCCGGAATGAAGCTGGCCATAGGCGCTGAACCGTCCATCAAGATTTCTGAGCGGGCCGATAAAAATCATGCGACGCAAGTCTTCGCATCGATGGCTATCGGGGCAACCCGTATGCAGGAAAAGTTGGTGGGCTACATCGAATGCGATCCAACATAGGAGGGATGACCAATGGGTACTAAAAACACCGACTTGGTTGCCAATTTTGAGGCAACCCCTCCAACGCTGAACGACAGTGCCGAATTACATGGCCGTGTGCGAATTGCACAAGGTAGTGTGGCGCTTGCGGCTGGGGATACCAACGATAACGACATCGTTATGTTGGCGCCCATCCCGTCGAACGCATCTGTGCCCCATATCTTTGTTGGGTCCGATACGTTTGGTGGAAGCTGCACGTTCAACGTAGGCATCTACACATCGGCTGGCGTGGTCAAAGACGAAGACGTTTTTGCTACTGCCGTTGCTGATGCTGGGGCAATGGCTGATGTTCGCCATGAAGCGGCAGACATCAACACTTGCGGCCAGAAGATGTATGAATTGGCTGGTGATTCAACTGATCCAGGCGGTTTCTACTATGTCGCGGCAACGATGCACGCGGAAGGTGGCACCGGCGGTGATATGAGTTTCATCATTCATTACATCGTTGACTAACGGATTGGGGGGTTTCGACCCCCCTTTCCTCTTTAATTGATTGTAAATACAAAACCGTGCTACCGTAGCGAAGTTAAAAGAAGTTAGTTAGAGGCGTCTAGGGTTGCAGCCCTAAGCGCTTCTTTATTGAGAGGCCAGAACAGCCTGCTTTAGCTTACGGCGAAAGGCATCGCCGGTTGCACGTTGGTTCTTTCTGAGCGGAGGCATCTGAACAGAAATTTTCTCAAGCTCAAAACGATGTTTACCACCGTCCTCAATGTCGGCCCAAATACCTTCGACAGGTCCAAATTGAACTTCGTTAAAGCCGGTAATCTCGGCAACGTAGCCTTTGATCTCTCGATTGAAGACATCATACATGCTGCCCCAATCACTTGAAAAATATCGAAAAGCCATAAGGATCGCTTCACCCCGATTTTTATGGCGACCATATGAGCCGCCCGTCATCATCGGGATGTAGCAAAGAAAGTCTTTTGAGTTAGCCATGACAATTCTCCTTTCATGGCAAAAGCCACGGCAACACGGTTTTGTATTCACAATGTAAAATAGCGGCACGGGTTTTTCCGCTTGTTGACCCATTATACCACACGCACTTTTGAAAAATGGCTGAAACATGCAGAAACGCTGGGTTTTTTAAAAGTCAAAAAATTAAGTGACTGATTTTAAAAACGTAAAAATGAAATGATTGCTGAAAAAAACGCTTTTTCGGGATTTTGGTGTTTCTGACAAAAATCAGAAATTTGGAGATTTTATATGGCCGGATCAATCGTAGACATTGCCAACAAAGGTCTGACCTATTTGGGCGCCGATCCTATTACGGCGCTGACAGATGATACGGTTGAAGGCCGCGCAATTAACCGCATCCATGAACAGTCGCGGCAATATTGCTTGCGCGATCATCCTTGGAATTTTGCCATGACCCGTGTCGCCTTGGCGGCTGACACAACCGCACCTGTTTGGGAATATTCTAATTCTTTCCCGTGGCCGTCTGATTGCCTTCGCATCATTGAGGTAGATACAACAGAGGAATGGTCAGTGGAAGGCCGCAACATTGTTACCGATGCTGCTGCGCCTTTAAACATCCTTTACATTGCCGACGTTACGGACACGTCAATCTATGATGCAAAGTTTACGGAAGCCTATGCCATGCGTCTTGCGTCTGATGTGGCGTATGAAATTACGTCTTCGCAAACCGTGGTGACGGCTGCATCGACAGCTTATGCATCACTAATACAAGAAGCGCGGTTGGTTGATGCCCAGGAAACAACGTCTGCCAGCGAAAACACATGGCTTGAAGCGAGGTCGTAAATGTCCCGCGTTTCGATTATTAAAACAAACTGGACTGCCGGTGAGTTAGCTAAAGACCTCTATGGCCGTGTCGATATTACCAAATATGCCAACGGCGCCGAAACGCTGGAGAATTTTATTGTGCAGCCTCACGGCGGCATTACCCGTCGTCCAGGCACACGGTTTGTTAAAGAGGTTAAGACATCAAGCGCAAAGACGCGCCTGATCCCTTTTGAGTTTTCAACCACACAAGCCTATTGCATTGAGTTCGGCAATTTGTATGTCCGTTTTTACAAGGACAACGGCATAATTCTTGAAGCCAACAAGACAATTAGCGGAGCGACACAGGCCAACCCGTGCGTTGTGACCGCAACCTCACATGGCTATGACAATGGCGACGAAATCTATATTGCCAGTGTCGTTGGTATGACCGAACTAAACGGCAAATATTACAAGATAAAAAACAAGACAACGAACACGTTTGAACTGACCGACATTGATGACACAAACATTAATTCAAGCGGTTTTACAGCTTACTCTTCCGGCGGGACGGCAGCGCGGGTGTACACGGTCACAACAACCTATGCCACGGCAGACTTGTTTAATTTGCAATTTGCTCAATCGGCTGACGTTCTTTACATCGCGCACTCTGGCTACACGCCAAGAAAATTAACGCGCACCGGCCATACGTCTTGGACAATCTCTGACATTACGTTTACTGACGGGCCGTATTTGGATGAAAACATAACCGACACAACTCTAACGCCAAGCCATGCGTCAGGTTCGTCAAGAACAATTACAGCTTCTGCCGTTACCGGCATTAATAATGGCGACGGTTTTCAAACAACAGATGTTGGCCGCATTATATCGATTGGCCATCAGGCAGCAGCTTGGGCGGCAAGCACAGCCTATGCCGTAGGTGACGTTAAGCGTAATAGCGGAAACGTCTACGAATGCATTAAGGCCGGAACGTCTGCCGGATCAGGCGGGCCAAGCGGCGAAGGCGACGAGATCGTTGACAATGGTTGCACCTGGAAGTTTTTGCGCGACGGCGGCATCCAGTGGGGGTTCGCCACGGTTACGGGCCGCACCAGTACAACAGAGGTAACGGTCACCGTTAATGCTACATTTGGCGGCACAACGGCTGAAACCAAATGGCGCCTTGGCGCGTTTTCGGACACAACAGGGTTTCCAGCAGCAGTGGCGTTTTACGAACAACGATTATTTTTTGCGGGCACAACAGAACAGCCACAGACGTTGTTTGGCAGTAAGTCAGGCGATTATGAAAATCATACTCCAGGCACTTTGGATGATGACCCTGTTATCTATACGTTAGCGACAGACCAGGTAAACGCGATCCGTTGGTTGTCACCAGGCAAGGTGATGGCTATTGGAACCGTTGGTGGTGAGTTTGTTATTTCTGGATCAACTACGGCTGACGCGCTAACGCCAACGAATGTCAGAGTTGTGCGAGAAGGCACACGGGGGTCGGCATCGCACCGGCCTATTCGTATTGATAACGTAGTGGTATTTATTCAACGCCAGCAGCGGAAGTTGCGCGAGTTTGTGTATGCATTTGAAAGCGACAGTTTTCAATCACCAGACCTTACAATTTTATCTAATCAAGTAAGTAAAGGCGGCATTACAGAAATTGCTTATCAGCAAGAGCCAAGCACGGTTGTGTGGGGCGTAAAAGCTGATGGCCAGTTAGTTGGCATGACGTACCTACGCGATCAACAGGTTGTTGCATGGCACAGACACAAGATTGGCGGCACGTCGGCAGCGTGTACAATTACCGTATCCGATTATGCAAACATTGCCGCCGGAACCACGTTAACGTTTACGAAATCTGATGGGTCAACCGTGACGTTTACATCTACGACGGGAACTGCCGGAACAGATGAATTTAGAACGCAAACCAATAACAATACGACAGCAGATAATATTTATACGGCCATCAATGCCCATGCAGATTTTACCGTAGCCAATCCGGCAGCAGCGGTTGTTACTGTTGAAGAAACAACAAGAGCCGGTGCGGGACCGCTCACGGTAACGTCAAGTGACACAACGCGGCTAACCACAACTGATCAGGCAATTGCAGTTGTCGAAAGCCTAGCCATCATCCCTTCGTCAACAACCGGCGAGGAAGAGGTCTGGATGATTGTCCAAAGAACCATCAACGGAACAACGAGGCGCTATGTTGAATATCTCTCAAATCAGTTTGACACTGAAGAAAATGAAACAAAAGCTGATGCGTTTTTTGTCGATAGTGGCCTCAGTTATTCAAGTACGGCGGCTTCATCTATCAGTGGCCTTGATCACCTTGAGGGTGAAGCTGTCAGCATTTTGGGCAACGGTTCAGTCTACACTAAACGCAATATATCTTCGGGTGCTATCACTTCAATTGATCCGACGGTTACGAAGGCACAGATTGGACTGACGCAACAATGCACCATGAAGACATTGCGGCCCGAAGCTGGCGGCGATGATGGCACGGCACAGGGCAAGACCAAGCGCGATTTTGAAGTCACCCTTCGCCTGATTGATACGCTGGGCGGCAAGGTTGGGCCGAACACATCTAACCTGGATGAAATTATATTCCGAACGGGGTCTGATCCGATGGACAGTTCACCGCCGCTGTTTACCGGCGACAAGAAAGTAAACATTCGCGGAGGATGGGATACAACGGGCCAGATGGTGTACACCAATGACGAGCCCCTGCCCGCCCACATTACCGCGCTTATAACCCGTATCATAACCCATGATGGATAAATAATATGTGCGATCCTGTTACATTATTTGGCACGGCCCAAATGGCTGGCGCGTTTGGCGGAGTCGGAGCGGGTGCCACTGCTGGCCTTATTGGTTCTGCTGGTTCGTTTAGCTTGGCAACAGGGACGCTTACGAGCGGCTTATATAGTTCCGTTGCAAACATGGGGCTGGGTACAGCAGCTAATCTGTTTGGAGCGGGAACATCGGCTTATGGCGCTGCTTACCAAGGCGCCGTTCAATCAGCAAATTACGAATATCAGGCCGGTATGATGCAATATAATAAAAAGATTTCTGAAAACAACGCGCTGATGGCCCGTCGCGCTTCTGAATTTGATGCGGATACATTTGACTTGGACAAACGTCGGATGTTGTCACGGCAGCGCACTGGCTACGCCAAAAGCGGCGTGGTTATTGACCAGGATACACCGCTGGACATTTCTGCTGAAACGGCATCCGAAGCCCAATTAGAACGCCTTGCCATTCTATATAAGGGCGAAACACAGGCTGAAGCGTATCTGCAACAGGCGGTAGGACAGGAAGCTGCCGCCGCCCGTTATCGCTTAAATGCACAGATGGCGGGCACAAGTGCGGCAATAGGTGCAACAAAGGAATTGGCCAAAGGTGCCTATACGCAATACCGCTACGGCGCTGGCACAAGTTTATTGGGGTAAAAGTATATGGCTCGTATTCCCACAATTCAGCGTCGCGCTACGCTTCCAACAACTACGGGCGTCCCTGCTGCCCCTGTTGTTTTGCTTGACGATAAAACAGGACAGAGTTTGCAAGCGGCTGGCCAGATAGTTTCAGACATTGGGGAAAACCAGTTGCGGGCGCGGGCCGATGCAATGGTTACGCAATCTTTTGTTAATGCCACGCTTAAGATGGATGAATTAAAGCAGAGCATTGACACAAACAAAACTTTGTCTTGGGAATCAGACCCTAAAAGCAGTCAGTTTAATCCAGGCGCTGTGGCGCCAACGGCTGATCCCGAAGATGTTAAGGCGCGGATGGCCCAGATTTATGAAACTGCTTCTGAGGGCTTGTCACCCTATGGACGTGAAAAGTTTGATAAAGATTATTCTATGCTGTCGGCCAAGGGACAGATTGAAATTCGCCGCGAACAAGTGGCCCGCGACAATTCGGAATTGCAAGCGCATAACCTTGCTGTTTTGAACACGCTTGTAAAAGGTTCCGTAAAAGATGGCACCGAAGCCGTGTGGGTAGCATCGCTAAAGAAAGGTATCGACAGCATTGATAGCCTTGAGGTCAATCGCCAGATCGGGCCGAAAAAAGCTGAAAAGTTACGGCAAACATTTCGGCAGAATATGGACAAGGTTAAGGGTGACAGGCTTAACGAAAACATTGTTATTGCTGCCGCTGAAGGAATAAGAAACGTCGATCTTGATGAAGAACCAGGCGCGGCAACGGCACGATTAGCCAAGCTGGATGCGACATTAAAGGAAGCCGTGGAGTTCGGGGCAACGTCGCGCAAGATGGCACAACAGCAAAGAATTAAATTTTTATCTGAGGTTGATGATGCGATGGCCAATCAACAGATTGGCGAAGACCCTGCCAAGTTTTTAAAACTGGAAAAAAACTTAAAATACCTTCCAAATTTAGAGAGTAAGCAGCGGTCTATTTATGCTATTCGCGCACAAGGTTTGGTTGATCGGGCGGCAGCAAAAATACAGACGGAAGCCAATGCAAGGGCTGTTAAGTTTCGTCGTGGTTTCAAGGCTATAATTGAAGATGTAGCTAATGACGCCACGCTATCTTTGGAATTAACAAAGCGTATTAGCGATGCAGAAATAGACGCTAATATTTCTGACCCCGAAGAACGACGAATGATGAAAGCCTTGCGTGTGGATGTTCAAGATGGCGCGATGCATCAGGAATTTATTACGGGAAAACATCCCTCACAAATTATGGCAATGGAAAAAAGACTTGTTGCCGACACGAAGCGGGTTCGCACTATTCCAGGCATGGCGTCACAAGACCAGCAGCAACTGGCAAAGTTTCGTGCGGCAAAAGCGCGGGATATTAAGCTGCGAAATGCAGACCCAGCCCAATATGTAATTACAACTAACGATGATGTATCGGCAAATTTTACGGAATGGAACAGGCTTATTATTGCAAATGCTCCCGCTGAAGACATAGCCGGTGCTTATGCGAACTATGCGGCGTCCCTTGTTGCGGCATACGCCTTGTCCGGCATGGATAGCACAATGCGAAGGAAGCTGCCTAAAAGTTTTGTCAAACAGCAAGTCGCATTTATGGAAACCGAAAATACAACGCCAGAACAAATTGCCGAACGGTTTAACAATCTTTCTAAAACAATGGGTAAAAACGATTGGCGCTTTATGCTTGGTGAAATGCAAACGAATGGGTTGTCAAAAGAGGCAAGTGCCCTTGCCGTTGTGGAAAACCCAAGGGCAAGGCAAACCCTTGCGGGCATTATTCGCGATGGCGGCATGAAAAATCTTGAAGATTTATTGCAAGACAGCAGCGTTACAAAAGACATAGACAGTTCCATTAAGAAAAAAATGGAGAACATGATCCAGATTGCCGGTTCTAATAACATCATGATGGTAAATACGTTGCGAGAAGCGGCACGGTTGCTTGCTACAAATGATGTAAGAGGCGGCGACAGCGTGGGCGATGCTGTTGAAAAAGCAATCAAGATTGTTGTGGAAGATCAATACCAGGTTATCAGGGACGGTAAATTAAAAGGTATCGTGCCAAAGGGGTCTATTGAGCGTCCACGGGAGTTAATGTACGGGCTAAGTGAGTGGTTAAAAAATGACGAAAATATGCAAAACGTCGATTTAACCCAGATTACACAAGGCGCCAGTGATGACCAGAAAAAGTTATTTTTAAGACAAAACGCGCAATGGACACTGACGCCGGATGGCGAAAGCGTGGCACTGGCAACGGCTTTAGACACGCCTGTTAATGACATCAACGGTGTTCCGATTGTTGTGCCTATCAGCAGCATACAAATGGATAGTTTTGGAGCGCGTGGACGTAGCGGCAAATTACGAAGCGCAACCCAAACTTGGGAACGCTTGCTTGGCGCCAATCCAGCTATGGCGACGCCTTAGTGATGGTTGCCAAGGTAAAAAGATAGATCAATGCCCCAACTTTTTAATCCTATTGGGCCAACAAATGAATTTGGTTTGTTGCAACATCAGGGTGCGTTTGACACAAGCACGGTATTGGGCACAACCTTTGACGAAGCCCTGGCCACTAACCCTCTTACCCAGCTTTGGCGGTGGAACGAATTAACTGGTGAGCGGGCGGGAGATTTACAGCCGCAATTTGATTATAATTTGGGTGATGCTGACGATGCGGAACCAACAAACACGCCGCAACGTATGTTTGACCGGCTGGCACAACGGCCCATACGCGAACCCGATGTTATTTCAGAAGACAGACAAAATGAACTTATCAAGGAACAGAAACTTGAAGGCAAGCTAACGCCGGTTGAAGGCGAAACTGAAGAAGGTCTTGCGCTTCGCGTTAAATGGAAAAAAGAGGAATTACTAAGACAAGGCATTCTTGCAAATTCCGATGGCGATGTATCCACTATGTTTGCCCAATTTGGCGTGGGCTTGTTTGCAAGTTTGCTTGACCCGCTGAACGTAGCAGTTGGATTTATTCCTGTTATTGGTGCAGCGCGGTATAGCCAGATGCTTGCACGACAGGCATCCTGGGCGGGCCGTGCGGCTGTTCGCACCGGCGTTGGCGCCTTTGAAGGTGCCGTTGGAACGGCAATGATTGAACCGCTTGTATTGGCGGCAACAGAAGCCACCCAATACGATTACGATCTCTACGACAGTTTTGCCAACCTGGCTTTTGGTATGGTCCTTGGCGGCAGTATGCACGGCGTCATTGGTGCTATTGGTGACAAGACGGGCGGCATTACACAGGATGCATTTGCCGCGCAACGTATCAGCAAGGCCATTGAAATAATCGATGAGCAATCGCGGCGTGAACTTATGCAAGCGGCAGTTGCCCAGGTTATGTCAGGGCGTCGGCCCGTTGGCGTTGATACCGCCTTGCGGAAAAGTTTGGAAGAAAACGAAGGGACTGCACCTGGGCCAAGGCCGGATCGGGATGTTATTTCTGATCCGGCAGAGATCAGGTTCAACAATGATCCGGCTCTAGGTGAAGGCCGCGCTATTACGGTAACGGCTAGTGATGGCGACGGTGTACAGATTTCGTTTCGCAATGTTGCCGATGCTGAGAAAAAAGCAAGACAGCTAGAGAAGAAAGGTTTTAGCACAACAGTCCGTTCGCTTGGCGAGGACGATCACCGCATCGATCTGACAGTTGAGAATACATTTGTCCGCAAGCCGGATGGTGAATATGTCACCTATCCTGATAAGGCAACGGCTGAGTATGCGGCAAAACTAAACAAAGACCCTGATACAGCTATGCACGTTGTTAAAATTGGGGATGAATACCTTCTGTATGAATTAAACACAAGGTCACGCACTGCCGCTCAACTTAAACAGGCAATGGGGCTGAGAGAAGAAACACAGCGGGCGTTGGATGCCAGCGGTGATGAAATCCAAATGCCGTTGGAAGTGCCTGTTGTCCGCTCTGAAATTAACCCCGATGTTGAAGGCCCCACTATTCAAGAGATTGCCCAACAGGATGTTCGGGACGCCAATTCCGACAATACGCTTTTCGGTGAAATGCAAGAGCGTGAGTTGGTGGCGGAAGTTGAGCGCGTTATGGAGAACATTACCGAAGCGGCAGATGTTCCCCAGATTGAAGCAGATATTGCCGAACTCGAAGCACAGATTGAAATTATGAAAGCTGAAGCCGGCGATGACCCAGAAGCGCGACAATTTTTGGATGAGGCAACAGCAGGGTTGCAGAAGACACGCGAAAGTCAGAAGGCTTGGGAACAAGCTGCCGTGTGTGTGCTTGGAGGGCTTACCTGATGGCCATTGATAAGTGCATCCAGACAGTCCGCGATGCCATGCCCGATCTAGACGAAAAGCAAGCTGAAGCGTTGTTAGAAGAGGTTGTCGATATTGTTGACACCATTAAAAGCAACAACGCAGCGCAGAAAGTAACCGATCTTCAAGCCGCTGTGGACGAAGCGATAAACGCTCGAAAAAAAGATGCTGTGCGCGAGGCGGCAATTTTAAAACGCAACGCTGCAATTAATTACCGTATAAAATTAGCGTTTATTACAAAACTGAGAGAAACGCCCATTGAAGAAGTGCCTGTAATGCTTAATGCAATTATGGCGGGCAAAATGGGCAAAAGCCAATACAAGCAATCTATTGAAAGCACATCCCGTGGTTTGGCATCAATGGCGATGTCTGTGTTTATGCGTACTGTTGAAGCTAATGGCGTCCCAAGAAATGTAGCTATAGGGTTTCTGCAACGATCTAAAAGTGGCGAAAAATTAGTTGCGGAAGTGGATAGGCTGGCAACAGCGGATAAAGAAAATCCAGCAGCCAGGTTAAAAGGATCAGGTGATCCAACGGCAGAAGCAGTGGCTAAAGCAATGGAAGCCACTAATGAGTTCCTACGAAAACAGGGAAACCGTAGTGGAGCCGACATAGCCCGTATTATTGGCCGTATTGCCAAACAATCACATGATAAAACTCGCGTTGCAAAAGCTGGGTTTGAAACGTGGTACAACGATATTAGTAAATTGTTAGACGAAGATCGTACTTTTGGGGAAGCCCCAATGAGCGAGGCAAGCAAAAAAGCGTTTCTTAAAAGCACTTGGGAACACATTGTTGTTGGCAAACGTACAGATTTGATGAGCGATCTTGACGAACCGCCTGGATTTACTGGTCCTGCTAACATGGGCAAAAGACTGTCCCGCGCACGATCTTTACATTTCAAGCAAGATGGAAAGAGCGCGTGGACATATATGCAAGCCTATGGCGACAAACACATAGGCACAGCTTTTTTTAACCAATTAGTTGGGATGTCTGATTCCGTTGCGGCCATGATGCATTTAGGGCCAAACCCTAAACACATGTTTACTGGGCCTAACGGGTTTCATGCGTTGGCAGTTAATAGAGCAATAGACGAAGGCAACATTGATGTTGCCGCACAATTAAATGACCCAAGTTATGTTGCAACTTTAAATTTCATGTACGACGAGGTGACAGGGCAAGGAAACGCGCTACCAAGCTGGGGAACATCTGGTCCCCGTTATTACATTGCGCGGGGAGCGAACTGGGCTAAGAATTTAAGTTCTGCTGCACTTCTAGGCGGCACAACTATAGCGTCTATTGGTGACATAGGCACAGCGTCTATTCGGTTAAATGAAGTTGGTATTCCGTTCTTTGAGGCAAACGCTTCTGTTCTTAGTGGACTAATTCCAGAAGCTGTAGGTGGACGCGGCGGGCGCCGTACAGGCGAAGCGCGAGAAATAGCTGATAGCTTGGGTGTTGGCATGGATTCTCTAGTGGCGGGGGTTCAAAGTCGATGGCTTGGTAATGACGCAATCAATGGCCAAGGGGCGCATTTTGTAAGTGCCGTTATGCGTGTTACTGGAATGAACTGGATGAACGACAGCCTTAAAACAGCCGCGTCCCTTAGTCTGTCCAACTTTATTGCCAAACAGGCGGGCAAGAAATTTGACGATTTAAACCTTTCGCTTCGCAGCGAAATGGAAGCCTACGGCCTGACGCCGGAAGACTTTGATCTAATGAACAGTGTGGTGCGTGAGGTCGATGGCGTTAAGTTCCACGATATAAGTGCCATTGATGATGTTGACGCGCAAATACGCATCAACGGTTTCTTTACTGGCTTTGCGAACAGCGCAATCCTAACGCCTGGGGCACAGGCAAATGTTGCGGCACGGGGCCAAGGGCGTAGAGGCGATCTTTTTACAGAATTTAGAAACCTTTTTATGCACCTTAAATCATTTTCCGTTACCTACGGCATGGAAATATTATCGCGTGGGTTTAGCAAGTCTAATGAAGGTCACCGAACGGGAATGCTAGTCAAAATACTGCTAACCTCAATGGTGTATGGCTACATTGCATCAACGCTTAAAGACTTAGTCAAAGGCAAGGAGCCAATAAACCTAATAGAAAGCCCTAAAAACTTTGGAAAAGTAATGTTTAGGAGCCTTGCTCAGGGTGGTGGGCTTGGGTTTTACGGCGACACTATAATGGGCATGGCGGCTGGCGATGCGCGGTTTGGCGAAGGTATGGCTGAAATTTTAGGCGGTCCTGTTGTTGGAAACCTTGCCCGTGTCAGCCAAATGCCAAAGCAGTTTATTGAAGGAGATTTTGACCGCGCTGGTCAAACAGGATACCGCATAGCCAAGTCTATGCTTCCAGGTGCCAACATCTTTTATGCCCGCATGGCTCTGGACTATCTGCTTTTCTGGAACATAAGCGAATATTTAAACCCTGGATGGGCGCGAAACTATGAAAGACGAATTAAAGACGAAACCGGCCAAGAGTTTTTTGACGCCGTAAGACCAACCGAAGCCGTGCGATAATGGAGTGACACTATGACGGTATCAACTACAACTACTTCTGTTAGCTATACGGGCAATGGATCAACAACAAGTTTTGCAGTTACTTTTCCATTTTTTGGAACAGGGTCAACAGCAGAACTTGAGGTCGTTGAACGCACGATTGCGACAGGCGCGGAAGTCACTAAGTCCTATAGTACGCATTACACGGTGACGGGCGGCAGTGGATCAACAGGCGCCGTTGTTGCTGGCTCCGCACCGGCTGACACGGTGCAATGGCATATAAGACGCAAGACCACGACGACACAAACGTCAAATTATGTCACCAACGATCCATTTCCAGCTGACACATTGGAAGGCGACATTGACCGTTTGGCTATGAGTGGACAAGAGCGTGACGGCGACATCAGTCAGGCGTTTCGGTTTCCAGATACTTACACAGGCGGTGCATCAATTACAATGCCAGAGCCCAGTGCATCGAAGCTGTTAAGTTGGAACAGCGATGCTGACGCGCTTGAGAATACAGATGGAAGAGTTGTGTCAGTCAGCGCATCAGCCGTTGCTGCTGGAGGGTCGCCAACAGTTGCTTTTACAGCATCAACAGGCGCACTTGCGTTTGGCGTTGTCACCGGGGCAACCGGGGCAACTGGTGCTACAGGTGCTACTGGCGGCGGCATGGCAAATGTCGTTGAAGATACTTCGCCACAGCTTGGCGGTGATCTGGATGTTCAAACTAATTCCATCGTCAGTACGAGTAACCGCAATATTGCCATCACGCCAAACGGAACTGGCGATGTTA